CTGCATGAGCTGTTGACCCGGCATTGTACGAGACACGGCCATGTTCTGGTAAAGGGCAAGCGCCTTCTTAGCTTCTTCGGGTATTTGATAATTAACCCTTGGGCCAAGATTCTTTTGCATCTCTTTAGCCTGTTGAGTTTGCTGCACCCCCTTGATTCCCTGAAAGAGTGCCGATCCTCCGGCAGCTATTAATCCTAATGTAATTGGGTCCATAGTTCGCAAATTTAAGATAAAACACCCTTAATTCCAACTGAGAAAAGAACAGACGACTGATCTGCAAGTGATGGATCAAAGTAAAGGTTGTGCGTCAATGCGTTTGCCCTTACATCTTCCCCATTCAACATCGCCCTGTCGCTGTTGTACCAATATCCGTTCACGCCAAAACTGCTAGGACCTTGATCGGCAATCACAATTAACGTGTTGTCGTCTGGTATACTGTAAGTAGCAGATACAACGTCTCCTGAAAATATATTGCCATCGTTCTGTATAATAGTTATATTCTGTGCAGCCAAGCCCTGTTGGTCACCGGGAACCAACCAACCGTTTATAGGGAAACCGTTTGGCGGATCGTAGTTACTTACAGTAGAGGTTCCCGTCCCAAAGAATCTAGGGTCGTACAGATTCTTTCTGTAGTACGTCTTCCCATATCCCTCGTATATGCTGACGATGTTTGTTGGCATCGTTGTTTTCATACCAAGTGGATAACTTCTGTTGGGTTCTGAGTAAGCCTCAACTGAAAATGTATCGTCAGAAATCAAAGTTATGTCCTGATACCTCTTGAGAGCTAGTGGATTTTCATTTGATACAAATGATATCTTTTGAATAAAACCTTCCCCATGAAAATCCCAGCTGCCGTTTTCGTTGTGCAGATACATTTGATTATTCATGCCCCATCCAACAAGTGTCTGACCTAAATTACAGAATTGCTGGAAGTTATAGTCATATGTTGACCTCCATCGCATATTCACGTAGTCAAACACAACGTGGTCGTAAGTGAACCCGCTAGTCGTGTAATAGTATGCGGGTATTAGGTACTCAGAAGCAAATGGTCCTTGGCCATTTATCTGAATACCTGTGTCGTTAGTATCTTCACTGTAAACAGCAGTAGTGACAACCCCTGTGTAAACAGCCCCGTTTTCATGAACCACAACTATTTGAAGACCGTATAGATACTCAGCATTCACTCCATCAATCAACCAAACCTCGGTATTAAGTGATGGTGGGTTGAAAGCGCCAATCATGGTTCCGGTATACTGATTACCAAGTCTAAATGCAAAACCAACCTCTCCAACCGTCTCGTTCACGTAGGTTCGAACTACAGGTGTGTTTGTTGAATTATAAGACGCAGCAAGTTGCTTGGTCTTTGTTCTGAACTTGTAATCCTTACCTGTGTCTGAGTCTATCTCACTTACAACGGTCTGTCCGTTTGCTCCTGAATAAATAAACACACCCGCCTTGTTGTCAAAATACATGGTTGTTCCGTCAGGTAGTATCGCGTTTGCTCCCGCGTCTGAACAACCAAACAATGTTTTGTAGTCAAACCAAGACGCAAATGTCCTGCTTGATACACGCACCGTTGAGTCTGATCCCACTTCGTTGGGGTAAAACTGAATGTAAATCGAGTTCTCCTTTCTTGGTTGAAGACACTTGAGAGTCTTACCCTCTCGACCCGACATATAGGTTCTAATGACAGGACCAAATATTGGGTTCATATCTTCAATGTTGTCATTCAACAACGAGAAAGAAGAAAGTCCATTTATCTGAGTTCCAGCAATAAATGAATCGGAATGGATAGCCGTTGCCTGTCGGTGAGTCATTTTAGCGTTTTGATCCTCAATCCTTATTCGGCCATCATTATATACATTGCTTGGCCAATAATCGGAGTAGTTAGGGTCTTCTATGAAGTAATAATTAACAGCACCTAAACCTACAGTACCCGTCTGATAATTACGCTGCCTAACATAAACGTCTCCATAATTAAGTGGAAACTCAGCCGATACATTGCTAACTAAATTGTTTACGACTTGAGTTGTATAATTCAATTCTACATAAATAGTTGTAGCCCCAGGAGTTATGCCATCAAGAGTAATTACTGTGATATTGGAGGATGGATTATACCTTACGTCGTTTACAATTGTATTTGTGAGAATTTCTCCAGTCGTGCTATAAACTACAGTGTTTGCCCATACGGTATTCAAGAGTGCAGTTTGATCTCCCGGTAAATAGAAGTAATAAGACGCGGCTTGACCAACCTGAACACGATACGCTGTTGGAGATCCATGTGATCTATCTAGCGTATGGGGATTTAAAATATCAATTGCTTCGGTAACATCTTTCCAGGTTGAAACAAACACGTTGCCTGTATCATCAACAGATGGTCTAGGAGTGTATATTTCTAGCAGCGGTCCAAATAAAAAGCCATCTAACTCGCTTTCAAGTAAACTTGTGTCAAACAGGTTTGTGTAAATGACCTGTCTTCCACTTGTTCCGTCAACTGGGTTATAGTCCACAATATCTAATTCCAAATACGGCAAATAAGGAATGGATGACGCAGTATTACCACCTGGTCTTGTTCTAATAAACCTAACCTTATCACCAACTTTTATTTCATGACTTATGTTTGCCCCAAGGTTCTGGTCTAAGTAATATCGGTCTAATTGAATTTTATATCTATTGTTATTAACCTCATCTACAGAGATAGAACTAATGTAATAACCGTCATCGGCTTGTACAGGATTGGCGTTTGTTGTGTACTGACTAAAACTCAAAATCTCAGTTGCTGGTTTAGCAACAATCCAATACTTAGTAGCCCAAATGGGAGGTATGTGGTTTATTGTAAATCGTGAATTTACAGTGAATGGATTTTCTTGATTACTAAGAACAGATCTATCTATATCATAAAACCAAGGCACGAAAAGATTCATTGAATCTATCGTGTATACCGTACCATCCCTGTAGGCTCTGTCACCATATACAATACCAAATTCATGAGTCGCTCCAACCTTTAAAGATTGTTTTGCAAATGTCGAGGTTGTAGCCGATATGTATTTTATTGGAGTAGCAACACCAACATAGCTGCTGTTATAAAAAAGTTGACCAACCAATGGGTTTCCATCTGAACTAGCCGTTGCGTTAGGAATGCCTATTTGATCAGTAAAAGCATCTCCCAACAATTGCCACATATATAAATTTCTATCTATTATAGTGGGTTCTAATAACGCGTTTTGTATGTCTTGTTCCGATGTTACATATGAAATAACGGATCCATTAAGGTCTGTAAAACTAAACACCATTCCAACGGAAAACGGGAATACCTGATAAGCATTAAATGTAATACCATCAGGATTTAGAGGGAACAGGTAATTAGTAAATCGAAAAATTGAAAAAGTATCGAAATGTACACCAAACAAGTTAACTGCGGTTATGGGGTTCCAGTTGATTTCATTCAATTCATAATCAACTTGAACATCTAAAATGAAAGGTTCATCTGTTGGTTTGTCGTACCCTTCTCTGAAGTTTGTATACACCAATTGGTTGGTAGGCAAATATTCTTGGCAGTCAGCAACTATCGGAAGACGATCATAGTTTTTGAAAACATCAATAGCAGGAACGGTGGATACACCCCCGTAATAATCTACCGAATGAATTGTATTGTCAAGAATACCGTCCTGGTCCTTGTCTAACTGCAAGAAAATAGAAAACGGAGGAACTACTCCAAAGTTATCTTTGTCAAACTGCTGTACAGCAATATTGAATTTACGTATTGTTTCTGGACCTGTTTCAAACTGAATACGGATACCATTGCTATTGTTGGGGAACACCCAGTTGGTTCCGGAAACAAGTTCGGAAAGTTCGGGAAGCTCTAAATTAGAGTACATTGACCAAACACCAACCTCTCCGTTCTCATAAATGGGTTGTATGATAAACTTAAAGAGTTTATTACGCAACTTATTATCATTCCTTGTTGTGTCTGTAAAATAACTAACGAAAGGCGGAGATAATGGCCACTTAATTGCATCAATAGTTTGTAGACTAACTACAGTGTAATCCCCGTCAAGCGCCTTCTGCAAGTTGATTTGGTACGGAGGATTGAAAAGTCTGTTGCCGTCCGCATCGTACATCTGAGCATCCCAACGACCGTCAGTCCACTTGAGAATGTCATCAATCACGTTAGCATGGAAGATTGGCCACTCCCGGCTGAAGTTCAAAACAGGGTCTGTAACAACAGGCGTATGCGTCTGTTCGTCAATATTGTAAACCCAAATCTGGTGATTTAAGTCAGCCTTAAAAACGAAGTAAACAATTGAGTTTTGCTTCAACCACTGAGTGGCTCCGATGATTTGATCCTGCAACTCAATCTCAGGATTTGGAATCAACAAAGTGCCGCTAGAGGTTTCCACAGCGTATGCGTTGCCGGAATTGAATCCAAGCCTGCAATAAGAAAACTCACGATAGTCCCCCTTAGGCATAACCTGAGGAGTATCGTCGGAATTCATTCCGCCTTCAAAAGTTATAATCTCGTTAAACTCCATTATCCTAGGTTAAATTCTGAACTTTGTGCAAGTGCGTCAATCATTTCACTGAGTCTAGGAGCCTTAACCAAAAGGTTCGCACTCCATTGGGCTGCCTCGTATTGTATCTGTAATTCCTTGTACTTGGCCTTATCCTCTCCATTGCCTTTGTGCAGGCAATACTCGCTCATCAAGTACAAACGAAATGGCTCAGCATAGGCAACATCAATCATGGTATTCTCATTTACTTCAGCCCCGTTTGAGAAATACTCAATTACCAACTGACCATCTGGGATATTGTGGTCAAAAATAATATTGTTTCCGTCAATTCGGTAGTAGTTTTCATTACGTCCACCACCGATTCCGTAGTTTGGGTAGTTGTAGAAATAACCAAAGTACCCGGATGGAAAGTAACCGTCAACTATAACGGAATCCGTCTCATCGTCAGAGCAACTAAAAAACTCCTCAGGGTATGAAAGAGAATTGTCTGGAGTCAGAGTCCAAACACGTCGGCCAGACTGAAGTCCAATCTTAGATATTCTCATGCAATCTGATGGCATGGTAAACACCCGCGCCCCTGTATCAATCTTGGCACGTATGGTCTTTAGGCTTACGTTACCGTCTAGTGGCGCCTTCTCGCTCAAGTAGTCAATAGCTACCTGGGTCATCCAAGTCAGCTCTCGACCAACCGGGTTCTTCCCCAAGCGGTACAGGGCTGACGTGGCAATGTATTTTATATTCTTAATGGTCATGATCTAGCTGCTGCGTTTTGGGCGTCAATTGAATCATTGTTAAAATCGTCTTGGAACCCTTGGGTCGACAAGACCTGCATGCACATTTGGAACAACATCATCTCTCCCTTCCCCGTCTCATCACTTGGAATGATAAGAACATCATCATCATCCATCTGGTACACATTCGGAACCATGGTAACTGTTACGTTACCCTCAGGCTTCTTATTAAATCGCAGCTTATCCTTGAAAAGAATGGCCGCCGACTTGTTGCTTCCTCGCAGTATGCTTATAGCGGTTGATTCAGCCTTTGTCTGAACAATATAGCCATTGTCTCCTGCCGACTGGTCCTCTACACTAAAGATTGCCATAGTCCCAGCGATTGGCTGTGGGCTGAGGGTTACATAGTAACCGTTGGCGTCAGTAGCTGGAGTGAACACATATGGAACCGCCATGTCGCTTGCTTCATACGGATCGCGTGACACGATATCAGCAAGAGCAAGGTTTAGTACACGCGAAATGATTGAGCGAGGATACAGGCGTCGCAAGTCTTCCGGCGTGTCTCCACTGGTCAACCTGTGCTGTATTAGTTCGATGGCTTGACGTTTTGTGATCATACTTTACTTGGCATTTGAGTCTGAATGTTCCATTGGTTTTCGTTACCAATACCGATGTAAGTCTTAATCAAATCAGTTATGTGGTCCACGCAGCTTTCGGGATATTCAAATTCAACGCTTGCACTCGGTGTGTCAATTGGAGCTGTAGTTGAATTAGTATGAACAGAACCCGGTGGTAAATATACAGGGATTCCGTTCACAATTTCATAGTCAAATACAGGCTGAATTGGCTCTCGTATGTAAGTAAAGGTTATCCGTGGCATGTACGGATAAATGAAATACTTGTCATTTCGCGTAACAAGTATTGGATCGTTTTCTTGTGGGTTGTCTACCGGGCTTGTGATCGAGTTACGCATCTTGGCGTCAAACTCGTGTTGGCTTACAAACTCTACGCTTCGGTAGTTGGTTTCGTATGAACACTCCTTGTTGAGTATCTCAAGGAAACTTGCAGTTGCCTGGTACCAAATGTCGGCAGGAATGTTTGCGTAACCTCCTCGCTCAGGACGTCCTGCTAAAACAGGCGTGAACGACATTGCGGGGTACTGAGGCGAGCCTAGGGTCTTGATGAACGTCTGAAGGTCACTGGTAATCTCCCGGCTCTTCTCAAAATTGTCAACGAGCGTGTTTAAGTAACGCTGGTTTACAATCTTAATTGCCCGATTGAAGTCATCGGGCGTGATGTAGCCGCCCCTCAGATCCTTTCCGGCTCTGAAGAGAAGCTCATCATATATTTGACCGAGGTTAGTAATCATTATGCAAACTTCTTAATTTCGATAGTCGCGTTATTCAAGATTCCATTTGCCAAAACACCAGTGTCATAGTCATATGTTCTTACTACAATATAACCCGCAGCGTTTGGTTCGGCATAAACAAAACCAACTCGTGAACCTCCATTTCCATTCACAATGGTTACAGATGTTTTTGTGGTATCGATAATAGAACCTAAAATAATTCTGTACAAACCAACACCTCCGTAATCAAACGAAAATGTTTCTCCTGTATTATTGAATATCTGCTGTTGCAGTGTAGGAGCTGATCCCACTCCGCTTTGAGAAATTCTTGCAATCGCCATTGTGTATAATGGCAACTCGGTTTTAGAAACCAAACCGGCGTTGTCTACAGTTAGGAAAAACGCGGGTGCTGGGTCCTCAAAGTTGCCAGCGGTATACTCATTAAGGGTTACAGAACCGTTGAAGTTCAATGTCAGCGCAGGGCTTTCTACGTTGGCATTTTTAGTGGTTATCTGGAAATTTGAGTTACTAGCAGATGCATTAACCCAAGTGCTTCTAATAGTCGAAGTCGTGCTTGGTGTTCCTGCTGCATTCTCTGCTGCGAACTGAATCGAACTTCCTATTCCGTTTGCACCTGCCCCTGCACTGTTAGTTGTTGTAAGAATAGCGTTTACGCCTACACTCGTGCCTGCTTGATTTACATTTAACAATAAAGGAACGCCACCGGTAGCTATAACTTCCAAAGTCGAATCATCGCTTTCTATGATGAAATCATTTCCGTTAACATTTATGGTAGTGTCGTCATCCAAGATTCCACCAAGACGCAAGTCGTTGCCGTCTTTAGTCAAGCCATTTGCGCCTGCGAATATTGCCAGCGCATCAACCTGATCCAATTGCAACTGAACATTGTTTGCGGTCAAGTAGTTATGTCCAGCAAATTCAGCTGGAATATCGATAGCGTCTGGAGTTACCCCTGGCGCGTAATATTCTTCCCAAAGAGCAGCACCTTCTGTGTTGTCTGTACAACGATAAAGAATGCCAGTGTTAAAGTCTTCCCACAAAGCCCCAATTTGAACGCCTTGAGTAACATCTTCAGTGATTCCTGGAATGCCGTCAAACAAACGGAATTGGAATGCCTGTATCAAGCCGTCAATTACAGACACGCCTGAGTTGTTAGATACCCAATAGTAAGTATTGTCATCGCAACAAGCACAATCGCACCCGGAAGCATCTAACTGCGCCTCTAACAAAGCAATAGTGTCCTTATATTTAGTGAGTTCTCCGCAAGCCTTGTAGTTCAATGCCTCGATGTAGTACATCAAAACATTGTCAACGTATACTTGGTATTTAGAAACCTTGTTACGAATAAGTTCAGCCTGATGAGCAGCGCGTAGGTTCTCAATGCAAGGAACCAGTCCACAAAGCGTTCCAGCACAACTTACAGCGAACTCCTTGATTACAGATGTAGAGTATTGAAGAATAAGTCCATCCGTTTGAGTCTGTTGAATCTGCTGCGTCAAAGAAACTGTATAGGTTCCTGTAGCAAGCGGAGTCTCCACCCCAGGAGCGCTTGGGTATGGCAACGAAGTAACAACAACATTGCCAGGGAAAGTTGGACTAAGCGTAGCCCAAGATGGGTAATTAATCGAGCAGTTTAGGCTTGATATAACCTCGTTAGATGCAAGAGTTGTGGTGTTTGAAACCGACCAAACTCCGTTATCTCCATACTCGCAGTCATACGTAAAGCTGACATTTGCTGTAGTTTGAGTACATCCTGAGTAGGTGTAAACCCCTGACAGCTGCGTGTTTGTAATATCAAACAAGAAGCTGTAGGTTCCGTCCACAGGCGGAGCTGTAATTGTAAATACGCTATCGGGATCAACATACTCACCAGTCAATATGGTGTGTGTGCTTGTTCCGGGAACACCAAACAGTTGGATCACGTCTCCGTCCTCTAAGAACTGAGAAATCCACTCGTTAGATGTAACGGTAAGGGTGTCGGGAGCCGCAACGTCTCCGTTAACTGGCAAGCCTAAGAACGGGTTTGCTACAAGACGAAGTGAGTACGTAAACGTATACACGCCATTTACCACGTTACCGTTAAGGTCTAGTGGCAAATTAAATATATAGGTAGGCGTACCATCTTCAGCGTAGTCCCAGTTCTGAAGATCAATCAACGGATCTAAAACCGTGTCATGCTGTTCAATTACATCTCCGTTAAAAGTGATAACACCGTACCCCTTTGCCTGGCCTATAAGCAGGTTAATTCCAAGTCCGGCATAATCCGTGGAGTCGGTAACAATACCTCGCGGCTGTAACGCGCCCGTTACCGGGTTGGTGTACGTTAGATCAAACGAAAGGGATACGGTGCTAATCATCTTTTATAGTTTTCTTAATTTACCTAATAATTCTTCATTTACCTTGAGGTGGTCAATCAGAGCAAAAGCATCCTTCGAAGTATTTGATTCAAAGAATGGGTTTTTCAACCACTTTGATCCATCGCCTCTACGGTCGCGAAGATACCAAATTCCGTCTTCATTTTTAATAAAACCTTCAGAAGAAAGTCGATTTACTAATTCATGAATGGTTTCTTCGGATTTAGACTCTTGTTTCTTGCTTGATGAACCAAAAATCTCAAATGCATTTTTCTTAAACACCTCATTGCCGCGCTTGATTGAATCGTGCAGAGAAACTCGGTTCTCTTCTTCGCTCTTCATGCGCTTAATTCCGAGACCATCTATGGCCTTCAGGATAACATCATAAGGCAGATCAAAATAGATAAGGTTCTCAAGCTCACGGGCTTGACGAGCCGTATTAATCTTGTTTTGAGCAGCCTCTTGTGGTTTGTCATATTCAAATACAGGTTCTTTTGCATATGAACACTTATTGTCCTTGATGATTGGACACAAGTAGTGGAGATAAAACAACAAATCCTTTTGACTTGGATTTATTACCATACCACTTTTCATTCTTATAATTCCAGCTGGATATGCAAACTTTACTCCTTCACGAGTCATTCGCGGAGCTACTTCAGAGTATTGAACAAAAACTTGATCGCCATACTCTGGGTCATAGTAGTATCCAGCAGCCTTCATAGATCGTGGATTTGGGGCTGTAACTAACACCCTAGCTCCGCCATCTCTGTCTGTAGAGGCCACCTTGTGAACTTGTCTCATTGCGCCCGGAACAGCCTTTATCTTCAGCGGAGACCCGTTGAAGAAAGATGGAAATGTTTCTCTTAATTCTTTTTCCGCCCACTCTGGGACAGACATTGGTTGGTTTGTATTTAGTTCAAAAATCATATCGTTTTGTTTTTAAAAGAGAGGGGCGTTTAACCCCTCTCTTTTTATTGTTAATTAAGATTACGCAGTAGTGTAGAGCAAACCGTATTTGTTAGCGTTGATGAATTTGAACGCAATTTCAGATACGATGTGAACTCCCAACTGCCATGCATCAGTCTTGTTAGCAGACGCACGACCACCGGTTTGCCACATGTTCATGAAAGCACCTGGCTTGTGAGCCAAACGGATATACTTACCAAGATTACCCATACCGTCATCTACGTTACCAGGAGACATTGGAAGGAACACAGCGTAGTTGCTCCAAGTTGAACCGGCAGTAGCGAAAGTTTGTGGGTTATCAAAGATACCCATACGAACGAGGTTGAAGTTCTTGTTATTGAACACAACTGTGTTGAATGAGTATGTTGAAGACATCAAGTCAGCATAAGCACCCTCACCCCAGAAAGTCTTCTCCATAGCAACTTTGTTGATGCTGATGTTAGCGTTCTGGTTGTGAACAAGCAATGCCTGCTCAAGAGCAGCCGAAGTAACGCCAGTTGTCCACACCATGTAGTTCTTTACAGAACCATCTTGGGTAGTCAAAAGGGCTTCCAACTCATAGATAGCCTGCTCATCCAAAGCAGCACCGTAATCGAATGTTTGACCACGCTCAAAGATTGATGGGATCAAACCTGGAGTAGTTTGGAATGAAGTAGCAGAAGTCAAAGCAGTGTTAGTGGTTTGACTACCAGCCATGAATGTGTTAACGATACCAACTTGGTGTTCACGCTGCAAGTAGATGATGTCGCGTGAGTTAGAGTATGGAGTTGCAGTACCATTCTCAAGTTGAGAGTACCACAATTCGTTGTACAATGACTCAGAGCTAGTCACGATGTCGTGACGCATTGTTTGCAAGTATGATGTGTGAACATCATCGAACATGAACTTACCAGCTTGTGATGTAGAGTTCTCAGGAACAGATACACCAACGTAGAAAAGAACAGCGTTGTTCGCGATTGTCACGTTACCTACAACACCACCAGTTACGGTAGGGTTTACAGGCTGAAGGGTAACGGTAATAGCATCTGGATCTTTAGCAGTGATTTGATAAAGGATACCAGTTGCTGCGTCACGCCAAATTTCGTGAACCGCGCACCAAGAGTAGAAATTACCTGAACCAGCAGGGAGTTCTTGACGATCGTCAGTATCCAATACTACGTCGTTTGCAGCACCAGCGGTAAACGTAGCACCTGTTGCAACGTTCATTGGAACCTCCATACGGGTCAATTCAAACCAACGAACACGTGGGTTGGTAGCGATTTCGCGGTTACCAATACCGTTCATGATTTGGTTCATAGCGCTCCAGTATTCGTCACCGAATGGGAGATACGCTACTGCGTCAAAGTCTTCTTTAATTGCGTCCCAGTTGTTTTGGATACCACCAAAGGTCATCGCACCGGTTGACAACGGATTGATTGTGGGACTCTGTACAAATGCCATTTTATTTAGCTTTTTTTAGAGTTATTATGATTTTATACTCTGAGATGGCAATGGAAGTCCTCTAGCGATCAAATCTCTTTGGGCTGGAGTCAAGTCCTTGCTATCTACAGAAGTTTTGCCTGCACGATTAACCGTTTTAGGTTGACCGTTGTAGACTTCTTTTACTACCTTTTTTTCGGTTTGGGCAGAAAGTGATTTGGCAATTTGAACTCCGAGATCCCCAGACTGAACCTTATGAATGAGGATTTGGTTCGTTAGCCATTCACGTACCGCTTGCTTACCGTCCTTTGTGGTAGTGTCAAAGGCTTGACCTAAATAACCAGCATACTGCGACTTCAAAATCGATTCGACCTCTTCGTTTGAAACTTGTAACGAAACTTCCGTATCGCCGAACTTGTAGGGGACATTCTTTAGCTGCTTGGCGTAGGACTCTGCCTCGGCAAGTGCTATAGATTGTCTTTCCGCAATATGTTGTTGTGTCTGGCTCTTTAGCTCTTTTGCAAAGGTAAAGGGATTCTTTACTGTTTCAACATCTTTTTTAGTCTTTTCAATGATTTCGATTGCATCGATTGCATCAGACTTTAAAAGGGCTGTAGCGTAATACTCCCCGTCACCTAAGTTATACTTTTCGCGAATGGCTTCCTCAATAGTTGATTGACCAAGACGCTTGAATTTGTCTGGATTCTTTACCGCCTCCGCAAGTACCAATGCCTTGAGCGGATCCTCCATGAGGCTTTCCGCGTTAGAAGAAACAATTTGGTTGGCTATAGATGAGTTGATTCCCTTTTTACCAAAGGCAACCATTGTCTTAGCTTCCTCGATTCCACCAAATGGATCATCGGCCTCCTGCAAAAGGGCCAAGCCCTCTTCTATCTCTCTTTGCTTATGGTTCAACTCTTCAGCAAGACTCTTGTATGAACGAAGTTGTTCAAACTCGCTCTTAAATGAATCCTCGCTTTCGTAACCATAAGCAGCAAACCACGGACTGTCCTGTGGCGCCACTTCATCATTAACTTGTTCGTTTACTTGATCGGTCACTTGATCATTAACCTGATCGTTCACCTGTTCGTTTTGATTTTCTAATTCGTTGTTTTCCATATGTTTTATACTCTACCTGTTATTTCGTTTCCCATTTGAGACTCTAGAGTTGCCTCTAATTGTATTTGTTCCAAAACTTGTTTTCCTTTCAATAACTGAACTTGATAGTTTGCATCAGCCTTAATCTTGGCCATCTCCTGCTCCTTCATAAGCTCCATATTTGCCATCTCACGCTGCTTCATGATTTCAATCTCAGCAAGTTGCATTGCGGTTTGACGCTTAGCCTCTTCGGTCATCAGAGCAGACTGCTGCTGACCCTGAATGGTCTGCTGCATCATCATCTGTGCGTGTTGTTCCTCGCGCTGACGTGCTTCTGTTTCTTCGGTAGCCATAAACCAAAGTGCCTCGTCTACATCTCCATTCTTTAACAGTTGAGCCACACGCTCTACACTTGAAGGACTCAATAGAACCGCGCCGTCCTTGGTTGGCATTTGTGACATCTGCATAGCGCGTTGTAGAATAGCACTCTTCTCTTTTTCGTTCGGAAGAACCTTGCAAGAAATTGCTAATTGATCCAACGACAAACCTTCGAGTTCATCAAGCGCGTTGATCATGGTTTCCCCAATAACGCTCTCATAAAACTCACGAATCTTTGGATCGTATTCAATATCTATTCGAGCCTGGTGTATCATGCGCTCCCCAAGTTTCTGCTTGAACTGACGCTCCGACTCACGAAGTGGCCAGTTGGCATGGTTACCAGCAACGTAGTCTGCCTCCATTACACCAACCAGTCGTTCTGCTGACTGATCTGGACTTGCAGCCATTGCATCCGGAATACCCATGAGATCCTTGATCATCATTTGGATATTCGCTATCTGAGCAAGCCACTCTTGACCTTGTGGTCCGAGACCGTTATCCATCTCAACAAGTGGTTGAGAAACATACTTGCCAGTTGCGGCGTTAAACTTGGTGGCAACAATCTGAATACCGTTTTGACGGTGGACGTGCATGAGGTCGAACAGGTCGTACTCTACACCCCCAATCTTGATGTTAGCGGCTTCGCCTACATCAATTCTGTATCCTTTTGGAGCAGCAGCCCAAACTGCTGCACGTAACTTCAATACTGCAAACATCAAGTCATCGAGCAATCCTTTCACGCTGCGTGTTGGAGATTGTCCGTTGATGCGATGGATTACATATGAACTCATTGGAGACAAGCCCTTCTGCATTTGGTTTGGCTTTTTTCTCCATTCGTAAATACGGTCTTGACCGGTTCCTGAAATGATGTATGAACCCTCGTACCAATAGTTACAACTTACTTCGTCATAATTATCATTCGGGTTCTTCTTTTTCTCGTCTACCGGCTTGTTGTTTCGAAGGTATGTAGTATACCCCTGCTTGTTTGTGCGTTCTACGTACTGCTTGTAATCAGTTGATAGGTATTCAAACTTCAATACGTAAACCTTGAAGTCCATCCAAACCCAACGGTTTGTGGTGGCGTCCTTACGCTCAAAAGCCCACTGCGGTATATTTGATACATTTAGCTGATAAGGAACGTAAGATTTAGCCATAGACTGAATCTCCTCATCTCCAAAACCAGCTTCTTTTAGTTTGTCGTAAATAGACTGAATTGTTTCTACCGCGATGTGTCCAATAGCAACTGGCTCGTCCTGGTTGTCTTCATTCCAAAGCATAACCATACGAGCAGGGTCTACATAATGAAACTTCACCTGGCCGGTAATGGGATCGTTGTAAATTTTCGCTGCACGGAAGTGAAAGTCAATCGCATCACGATTAAACTCCATACGCTCTCCAGCCCAGTTCGAAGCCCTGAAACCAGCCTCGGCTAATTTCTCTAAAGCCACTTCGTACTTACTCTTGAAGAAACCAAGACGGTCAGCCATTTCAAGCATTGTCTCGTCCTTAGGAACGAATGGTAGCTTGAACTCTGGTAGACCCAATTGACGTGCTAATGGATTTGTGTAATTCGCTTTAGCGTACAAATCATATTTTTTGCGCTTCTTTTTATTGATGATATTTTTATCAAGAGAAACACAATCAAGTTTATAGTCGTTATCTGCAAGAACTGATAGAAGAACATTGGATAGTTTTCTCATTGGAGAGAAAATGTCGTAGCTAATGTTAGCCATGGCCTTTCTCTGTGCCTTAGTCATACCTTTTGTTGACCCAGCGTCTGATTGACTTACGCTCTTGGGACCGGTTGGAGAACCGTTTGTAAACCAGTTCTTGTACTTGTCGCTAGACTGAATACCGCCGCCATAGTTTCTAATCTCCTGCATTTCAGGGAGTTGGCTGTATGTAAAGTATGTACCTCCACTACAAAAACGGGAGTACAATGCCCTTGCACAGCGCAATCCAAAATCAGGCTTCAACTTGTCAACCTCTGGTACATTGTCATTTGGAAACAACATACCGCCAGTCAATTGTGGCAATATCATACTATACGAATTTAGTTAACCTCGACAAATGTAGTAAATTTTTCATTAAATAGTTGAAAACAATCATTCTACATCAAACATTGTAAAACCTCCCCTTATTTCAATTGGTTGATAAACCTCTTTATAAAGGTCTGGCATTCTGCTCTTTATGGCTCTCATGCACCATCCAGTAGCTGCACACAAGTCATGGTTCGTCAAGTCGTCGAGACCCCTCATCTGACTCCATTCCTCGATTATCTCCCACATTTTCACATACTTAACGTTATTGTTGAAAAAAGTCATGATGTCTCCAGCCATCTCGTTTTTCTCAGCCTCTCCAGCCCAAACACCTGGTCTTGCATCCTGTTTCCCGTCGGACCCTATGTCCTTTAGCAAATAACCATCAAACCCATTGTCCCTGAAGTATTCAACCAGGGCCTCTCCATCTGGCCATTCGGGGTAGACGTATGCACCAAGAAACACAGCGGCCTTCAACCATTCCTCGTGGTATTCAGCTTTATCTTCAGTCTGTCTATTGTAAATCAGTATCCAGTCATTACTAACCCATTCGTTTCTTGGTTTAGTGTCTGGATCCGCCTGACTATCTCGTTTGTAAAAAACCGCCGCTGCCGCGTTTGATTTCTTTTTACCTACTGTGTTTCGCTTGTGGAACTTTACCGGGTCACAGCAAAGAAAAAACTTATTCATTACCGACGGGTCTGGGGCATATATTGGACCCCTAGCCTTTGGAGGTATGTACCCCTCTTCTGGGGTTACAACCGTTTTTCTGTTCCTCATCTCGTGTGGAGGTAGATAGCTCATGGTCCAACTACCCTTGGGATCGTTTTCCACGTACACGTCACCTCCAAACTTATCGCCTATCCATTTAAAGTTCACCTTTGTGGTAATAGGAGTACGAGAAAATTTAAGTTCAGATATGCGGTCACGCATTTTTTCAATTGGCATACCCATGTCTTTGGGTATTACGGCAAATGCTTGCTTCCAGCTCATAGGAAAGTTTTGCTGTAACTTAATGAGCTTCTGCCACTCACGCTTACGCTCAAAGTAGTCTGCTTGGTTAAGCAAATAAGACTTGGCCCCCTTGGTAATCCATTTGCCCTCGTTGGACATTACCGGTTCCTTTGGATCATCAATAATACTCTCGCCATACTCATCAATGTATCCTTCAACAGCGTAATATCCAGGAAGAAAGAAGTTAATGAGTCCAGATGGGGTTGTGCCGTTCTCGTTTCTGTCGGAGAAATGTGAGTCGTTGGCAATATCAAAGAACTGCGCTCCACCGCCTGTATCCATATCGCCCACAGTAGACGGCATGATGCAGAACCCACGAATGTTCTCACCTCGCTCGATTGCTGGCTTCATCGTGTTATACCACCACGTCGGGATGTTTTGGTCTGCCGCCTTCGCATCCGTTTTCTTCGCTGGCTCGTCACGGTAGACAAATGCGATTTCCGCCTCTCCATCCGCTGCTTTCTCCGTCGACGGGAGTGGCGTGATGAAGCATTCCATTTGCTCTGGGACGATTCCTGCTCTTGCTGCTGATGCAATAGATCCTTCATACTGAAAACGCAAACCCTCTTTTGCCTCTATACGTCCACGGTAATAAGGTCGAAAGAAGAAAGGAAGTTTGCTTACTGGTGTTTGAATTTGTTTTATGAATATCTTATTTACGGCCTGGTCCTCGTTCATCGCCTGGATGATAAAAGTTTGATCAGGCATATTTAGCGTCCCCCATGTGCAGAAACAACAAGCAATTGCCGTCTTGGCAATACGTCGTCCAGAAACGAAGTTTATACCGTGAACGGTTCTCTTCCCCTTTGAAACAGTTATATTTATGTTTGGCTCTACGTAGTATTCAAGGTTCATTTCCTTCATATCGTCCACAACGAGCTTTACATCCTGGTTTGAATACTTTGTTTTAACAACTCCATCTTCCCTATAGAATATCCTGTGCTTGTAAAACGCGTCTTCGGTTGAGTAAGCGTACATGAACAGATGAAACATCTTTCTTTGGTAGTCTCGATAGTCTGGTCGATTGTTGTTCTTACCGAAATTCTTTACTGTCCAGAAGTTTAAGAAGAAATAGTTGGCTCCATTCAAATAGGTGGGTTTACCCTTGATAAAACACCAATAACCAACATACCTTCGCTTGATCTGTAACTTGATCCATTCTATTTCGGCCTTGTAATACTTTTGATTTGATTCAATCTCCTCATAAATATCTTCCAGCCTAACGTCACCTACTTCCTTGTACTTGGACTTATTGGTAGCGTGTTTTTTATTAAACACAACCTCATAAATGAGCTTTATCTTTTCTGGAGTTTCCTGATATGTAAACTTTTGGTCTTTTGGATTTAAACCATACCCATCTACATACGTCAGCGCTTCTTCTCTTGTTACCTCTCGCTTTAAGTGATGAGAATACCACTCTTCAAGCCTGGGCATGGGGATTCGTATGGTATCTAACTCATCATCATCCTCGTGGAAAGTAACGTATTTATCCTCCTCGTCGTATTCGTACTTCATGGTATTACCTCCGGGAATATTTCTTTTTTCTCACGCCATATGCGAGCGTAGTGTTCTGGCTGTATGCCCAAGTTTTCTGCACGAACCGAAAACGTAATTGCCTTCTGTAATGTGATGCTTGTCTCATCATTCATTATTCGAGTACGCGCATCAACAAGTGTTTGCCTCCAGCTTTCAAGACCCGCCTGGAAATTCTTATCGTCGTTTGATCTGTCCACCGGTTGAGTCAACAATGCCCTTTGCAAGGCTGCAATACGTATATCCGCCGTACACATGATCGAATAATCTTCCGAGCACTGTAAGCGGGTGAAGACGATGTATCGCTCCACCGCCCAGTCTACATTCATCATGCAGAGCTGAGCGTACCCGTTCTCCGTATCCGCGTCATCAACCATGATGTTGAGTTTGTTCAACGTATATCGTTTGCGCTGGTTGATGTCCGGATAGGCGTCTTTTACAGGCGTTCCTGGAGCGAACATATATATGAGATAGCGTACAACCTTGTCAGCGCTAACCCCTTCAGGAAGGTCGTCAGACCTGTCGAGAATGTGGGCTTGACTGGCCAGGTCCGAGAAACGGTAGATTACCGACTCGTCATCCGGGATGCCTTCAATGTTGTACGATATTTTACTAAAGTCTAATTTTATCATTCTTCGAATGCAAGTATTACCCTTGACTGAAACCTAACCAAGTCAGTGGATTCTGCCATTGTTGAATCCAACTTTATTGCAAATTTCTTTTTTAAGCAAACAATGTCGCCCTTCTTTACTTCTGTATTTGTCCAAAGAACCTTATTGGTGTATGATGGATTCCTTTTTGGTGGAGAAATAACTTCTACCCTTGCTATGTTAGATTCTGGCGTATACAGCGAACCAATCTTTATATCGTTTGATAGCATTTTACCAATTATGTAACCATTGAATCCAACTATCTCGTCGCCTCTTTTCGCCGCAAGCACTGTTCTGGTGGGTACGCTTATGTACATCTTATCTCCAACAACTATTCCGCCCTCTCCGTTCTCTATTTTATCTCTCGTGGCCATAGCGTCAAACCAAACCTCATCGCCCACCTCTCCATCAAATTCACAACTAAAATCCCAACCACCATTGTTGGGGTCTTTTTCCGGAAGCCTTACAATAACACCCCTTCTTACGGCCTGCTTCATCCTGTGGTCTTCCTTTTTATCATCAGCTTCCTGGATCTGTTTTCCGTACAGTTCCATGTACTTCCTCTTAGCCTCCTTGTCCTTGTAATTGCTTTTTTTCATTGAGTCAATAAGACTCCTCAATTCGGTTGGATTGAAATCGCCTGTTTCTGCTTTCAGGGAGTGAACTAGTTTTAGTTTACCCCCATTAAAATCTATCTCATCTTCAGTAAGTGAATGGATTTCAATCAGGCACTCCCCGTTTATCAACCTTATGGTATTTATGTCTATATCGTTAAAATTCATTTCGCTGATTTTTTATAAATATCAAACAGGGCCTTTTGCGTTTCGAAATTCTTCTTACCAACCGGCATCTTCTTTTTTATCTTGTTCACGCCCCTTCTGAGTGAAGAATATGTACCAAACAGATTTATGGCATCCCAATTACTCATCAATCGTTCAATGTCCTTCATGTCCGTGTTCTCACGATCTATGTAGTATTGATAAACCTCAATAATCTTGTGGTAATTATTTTTTGTCTTTGTCCTTATCATAATGCTCTTTCAGTTTTTGAAAATAAGTTGACCGCTTGACGCGTGTCTCAACTTGAGTTTTTCCCATTTCTTCCAATGTATTCTTGTATCTAACGATAGCCTTTTCAACCTGATCCAAATCATCAGACGTAATATTGGGATTGCAATACAAAAGATTTCTACGGGCGGTTGAAGCCATTGGGGTAAATATCTTCATTACCTCGTAAATCTCAATCTTATCATCAATCATTGTATTGATAATAGATATTGCCCTGTTCCAGTTATCTATCTTATTCATAAATAAATTGTACGTATGATGAGTGTATGGAGTACATTTCAATCCCCTGCAATTCAACCATGTCTGGAAGTTTGGCAAGAGAAACCTTTTTTCCAATAGCTATTTCCTCGTCTACTCCGTTGCCAATATGAGTAATTACAGCTGTGACGTTGCCTTTTTCTTTCTCTAGCACGTCAACAAATATTTTTCCGTCTGGTGGTCTTAATTTCGTCATGATGCAAATATACAAACAAATAACACAGTGTCAAGTTCTTGCTTGTAAACAATACTATTTTGCGTAAATTTGCACTATGTTTATCTGCTCAATTCTTCTAGTTTTATTGTCCCTTGGGTTCATGATCAAAAATTCTATATATGGCTGTGGAAAAAGGTGTTACAAGACTCGAAAAGAGGCTCAGGAACACTGTGATTACGATCAGCAGGTATACATGTGTTGGGACTGTGAAACCTGGCATATAAAAAATAATGAAGAAAACACTTGACAAACTCGCGTGTTTGTTTTATGTTTGTCGAAATATTTCACTCCTCGTTTGCTAAAGAACCACAGTAAACGAGGGTTGGAAGGTAATGAATTGCTCTTACCAACCTAAAGGCTCGCAAAGTGGTTCTTGCGAGCTTTTTTTATTTTATGAATACAGGACAAATTGTTAAAGGGAAACGCAAGCATGACTTTGCGATTATCCCAAACGAAATCTCACAATCCAATCAGCTTACGATGGAAGAAAAGGGAATGATGTGCTTCCTTCTTTCGCTTCCGGACAATTGGGTGCTTTACAAGAAAAATATGTACGATCAACTTCCAGACGGAAAACACGCAATTGACCGTGTGTTTAAGTCCCTGCAAGAGAAGGGGTATGTGCTTAGTTGCCGTCACATGGATGCTGCTACAGGTAGAATGTTGGGTTGGAACCATATTGTGTACGATGAACCCCAACTTGACCGAGAAGCGGATTTACCGACATCTGGTTTTCCCGTTGTCGGTGATATCCAACAGTCGGGTAACATCGATATATATAAAGAAACAAATACCAACAAAGAAACAATAAAATACAAATACGCATTTGAGGACTTTTGGCTTGCATATGACAAGAAGGTGGACAAGAAGCAAACCCTTGCTGTATGGAACAGACTATCCGACGAGGACCGCACACTTGCAGTAGAAGGCATGGGAAACCACAAGAACGGTCGCGAGCGCAAATACTGGAAGGACCCGGTGCGATACCTTCGAGACAGAAGGTGGGAAGACGAAACAACGAATACGAATACAAATGCAAAACAAACTAATTACAGCTATGACCCAAATGACCCAAGGAATAAATGGTAAGGTATCCATCTACAAAGACTTCAACGACCTGCAAGGACACCAGATTAGTGTACTGGGCGCACTTGAACGAATTAGGTCTGGAAAATCAAAGGCACTTGTTGAAAAGGCGAGGGAAGCCAAAACCAAGAAAGAGGCGGACGAGTTAAAGAAGAAGCTGCCAGCAGTATGTTTTAGTGGCACGTTTTCCAAGAGAAAGGATTCTGAACTACTTGAACACTCCGGATACATCGTTTTGGACTTTGATAACGTGTCAGATATAACCCAAAAACGTAACGAATTGTGTTCTATAAGCCACATTACGGCAGTTTGGATTTCACCGTCAGGAAAGGGCTTAAAAGCGCTCGTCCAAATTGAATGGAAAACCATGCATAAAGAGCATTTTGATGCCTTAATGAATGATTTGCCAGACATTGACAAGACTGGACGCAATGTTTCTCGTCTGTGCTTTGAGTCGTATGATCCTAATTTATACTACAATCCGCTTGCGGAAACCTACAAGAAGTTACCCGTAAAAAAGTCAGACAGGAGGTTGCCCCAACAGACAACTACCGAGACGATTAACGACGACGACAAGATATTCCAAAACCTTTTGACGTGGATGACATCTAAGGGTGACGCGTTCCGTGAGGGTGAAAGGAATCACTTTGTGTTCAAGTTGGCCGCAAGCTGCTGCCGATTCGGGATGATGGAGGAGACCTGCTACAACCTCATGATGACGCACGTCACCCCCGACTCTAGCTTTAGTCAAAAGGAGTGCCGACAAGCCATTCGCAGTGCGTACAGGGCTAACATGAATCAATGGAACACGGCCGAGTTTACCAAGGACCAGTTGGTTAGCAAGACTAACCACGTGGAGGTCAAGATTGATCTTACACAGAATGATCTCGATGAGATGAGCAAGGAGGACGTGATCTACGCTGAAGAGGTAATAGAACAGGCTTCAGAGATTTACCTCAAGGGTTATCAAGCCGCTATGCCACTTGGTGTTCCGTTACTCGACAAGCACTTCAAGAGGGTCAAGGGTGAATTAACAATTGTTTCCGGAATAGGAAACTATGGTAAGTCATCGTTCATGAAGTGGGAGATGATATTCCGCATGGTAAAGTTTGGGGAGAAGGTCGCCATCTTTACCCCTGAGGAATTGCCGGCGGAGCAGTTCTACCATGACCTTGTGGAAATTTACTTTGGTAAGGACTGCACACCCAACAACTACAACAGGCCAAGTTACGATGCTTACATGAAGGTGTACAAGATGATCGGAGAACACATCTTCATGGTGTACCCCAAGAACGTAAGCCCAACGCCCGATTACGTAAAGGAGGTTTTCCTCAGCATGATTATCAAACACGGAGTAGACCGAGTAATCATAGATCCGTTCAATCAGATGGCAAACGACTACAGCAAGGGTGGTGGACGTAGCGACAAGTACCTTGAGACCTTCCTTTCGGACTGCACGCGCTTTGCCCGAAAGAACAACGTGTACTTTGACATTGTGGTCCACCCGCACAAAATGCGTAAGGCTGACGACGGCAACTACCCATGTCCAGAAGTATTTGATCTTGCCGATGGTGCGATGTGGAACAACAAGGCCGACAACATAATCATCTACCACCGTCCGTTTGCTCAGACTGCGCCTGAAAGTCCGTTGTGTGAGTTTCACTCAAAGAAGATTCGCAGACAGAAGATCGTTGGTGTAAAGGGATTCTTCGACTTTGAACTTGTAAGATCTACTCGCAGATTCACATTTGATGGGGTAGACTATTTACAGCAGGCGATCGATGGAAAATATGTTCAATCCGAGATCAAACAGCCAACAGCAATAAAACCTAACAGGAACTGGACGGACTCGAAGGAAGCGAAAGAATGGAACGAGGACGTAGCACATCCAAACGGGTATAAAGAGGCATGGGAATAAATTAACAATTTTTTTCTTGCACAAAAGAAACATATATGCTACATTTGCGAATATAACCAATAAATATTAATCAAAAAGTTATGGGATTAAATCAAGGTGGTTCATCAAACCGTACTTACCTCAGCATTTCTGGAGGTAAGATTGCCAAGCGTGTTCCTGAGGGGACAGCTGGCGCAATTAAGTGTAACAGCAAGGACGGCACTAAGGTGTGGTACGAGCAGCGATTTGCTTCGCTCTCTGGTTACATCGTAGACGTGTTCAAGCGTGTGTCTGAACAGGGTTACGGCGATCAGCTGTGCGTTGTTTTGAGAGATGGTTCAGAGGAGTATCAAATCCAGATGCCTTGGTCATCACGCTACTCATCAGGTTTCTTTTTATCAATGCCTAACATCGACGCTGGTAAGGAGATTACTCTTACCCCGTGGTCTAAGGAAGTTGACGGAAAGACTCGCACAATGCTTTACCTCCGTCACGGACAGGAGGACATCAAGTGGGGATGGACAAAAGACAACCCAGGCAACATGCCGGAGATGAAGCAGATTAAGGTGAAGGGTCAGATTGTGTGGGACGACTCAGAGCGTCAAGAGTTTTTTGAGAAGCACCTCAACGATATCTTCATGCCGCAGGTGAAGGCTGTTGGTGCCGTTAAAAAACTAGACTCATACGGAGCCGCTGACATAACCGAGGACCCTGGAGACGACTTACCATTCTAATATCAACCAAAGTCGTGGCGGGCAATAAACGAAACCCGCCACGGCTTAAACCTAAACAAACATGAGATACACATTCAAAGACTTAGTGGATTTAGTCCACGTAAACAAACGATCGGAGTTCACAAAGATTTACGAATACCTGCACAAGGTAGATAACCCTCAAGAAAATGATATTCTTGAAAAGGTTAGCAAACACTTTGAGGTACCTGCCGGTGAAATTAAGGGAAGAAAGAAGTACGCAGACATAGTGTTTGCAAGGCAAATGTTTATGACCACGATCAAGGTATGTAGCACCAAGACCCTTGCACAGGTTGCTAGGATTGTGGACAGGGATCACGCAACGGTTTGCCATGCTTTGAAGACCCTCCGCACCGACTACCAGTACGATACAATTAGAAGGAAAAAAATAAGGCACTTCATAGCCGAACTAGACCAAACCAAACAAGAACTTTTATTAGACTTTTTCAATGAACGGAACCCCAATATACTTGCCGCCTACTCCGTCGACGCTGACAGAGTTACAACACCTTCGGAATTTGAGGCATAAGCTACTCACTGACGACATGGAATACCCAAAGGCAGGTATTCATAAGCCGAAGAAAAAATACGCCCGTGATCAGTCGCTAATGAAATTGATTAACGTGAGGTTGTATGAGCTTACCGGCAATGATATGTACCTTTGGCTCAGTGGACACTTTAATGAACTTAAAAAAATAGAAGATGGGCAGAATTGAAATCAAAGACGCAAAGCGCACAATTGATGGTAAAAAGGTCAACGCATTTCGTGTTAGGACCATTGGAGAAAACAATGAAATACTTCAGACCTCTGAGGTTTTGAATAGTCCGGATGCTGTTAAAAAACACATAAAGGCGATGGCCATTGCGTGGGACAGCTCTGGTGACTGTGAGGTTGTTGACTGCACTTACCGTGGTAAGTTTGACGGAAAACTAATAGACTTAGAGGAGTACGATAAACTTAAGTTCAACCTCATTTAAGACGGCCCTTACCACCATGTCCATTACGACCACGGTTAGAAGCCTGAGATTCCCTAACAAGTTTACCAGATTTGGTATGAGACATGTCCTTTCCGTCGCCATTGCCGTAAGTGCCTGCATTGCGATTGGCGCGATTGAGGCTTGCGCGATAGCTCTTGCGTTTCTCTGTCGAGTGGTATTCTTTGTTGTAATCGTTTTTCTTTTTGCGGGCATCTGGATTGGCTGCGTAATACTTAGCAGACTTAGATTTTCCCAAAGATTTACCGGCAAGTTTATTTCTCATAAACGCAAAGATAAATGAAAACACTCGAAGTTAACTGTTACGAGCGCTATGCTTGGGACGAAAATGGAGATGAAAAGTATGTGTATATTTGTGTGCCAATTACTTTGGTAACAATGAAGTATAAAGAAAACGAAAAATCACAATTTATATTTTGGAACTAAAAAAATCATTCCCAGCCTACATGTTGGAATTACCCAACGTAACGCTTACGGGGTTTATGGTGGCCTTCGCCATTGCCTTTTTTGTGTCCCTTTGGATAAAAGATTACGTAAGCGCATTTGCATGCTTCCTTACCATTGCTAGTATTCTTCCTATAAAATACTACGCATGGAAAAAACAAAAGATGACCATCGAAAACAAGCGTAAAGTCATCGTAATCAAACGAAAATGAACAACTTAAAAAGTTTGTTGATACATTTGCTGATGTTGCGTGTTTCCACGCAAGTTCAGTTTGTTTTATTTCATTTCGTTTGTGAAAACCGTCTCCTAAAAGGGGCGGTTTTTGCTTTTCCAGTGATACTAACTATATTTGCAAATAACTATTCTAAATGAAAAACAACGTCCAAAACTACCTCAACATCCTGAATGACCCTAGAGATCTTAGTCAAAACAAAAGGATTGAGTTAGAATATCAAAACGTGAAAACTGGGATTACCTTAGACTCTTTCAAAAGACTGTTTTTGTTGTGGAAGAAAAATAACGCCTCAAAGCATGTAAAAAAGGCAAAGGTTAATCCTTACACAACGGCAGGTGCGTTTAATGATATCGTAAACGAACTGGTTCCAGATAACAACCCGCTGGGGTTGCCTGACTCAAAGGAAAAAAAGTACAGCCCATATAAATTTCCAGTCAACCACAATGATATCCTTTTTCTTACCGACATTCACGTACCATACCACAACATTCCTGCGCTCACAGCGGCACTCAAGTACGGACTCGAAAACGAAGTCAACACGATCTACATCAACGGGGACCTCATTGATTTCTATGCCATTAGCCGTTTTCAAAAAGATCCTCGCAAACGCGACCTTGCGTCCGAGATTTACATGGCGAGGGAGTTCCTCTACACGCTGCGGAAACTGTTCCCTACGCAGGCAATATACTTCAAAGCAGGGAACCACGACATCCGATGGGACCACTATCTGATCAACAACGCTGCTGATCTTATAGGGATTGAAGAATTCTCTTTAGAATCCATCCTGCACCTCAAGCAGCTCAACATCACGTTCATCCCAGACAAGCAGCTTGTCAAGATGGGTAAGTTGGTTGCATTGCACGGACACGAGTTTGGGGCAAGCATGTTCAGCCCTGTAAACATTGCCCGTGGACTTTATCTACGAGCAAAAGACAACGCCATCTGCGGACATCACCACCAGACTTCGGAGCATACCGAGCCAAACATCAACGGTAGAGTGACCACCTGCTGGTCGGTAGCTTGCCTGTGTGAACTCCACCCGGACTACATGCCAATCAACAAGTTTACGCATGGGTTTGCCCACGTCAAAGTATTTGATAATGAGGACTTTGAGGTTACAAACTACCGCATCGTGAACGGCAAGATTAAATAACGAGCAGTAACATTTTCTGCCTGTTTTTTGTTACGGGGGTCTAAGAATTTTTCCTTATTTTGCTGTATGGAAAACTTGATCATAAAGGAGAGGAAATTGGGAAGGGAAAAGGCTAGGGGCCTTTACCACGAACACGGTCTTGTCGAAATCGATCCGAGGCTTCCAGCCAAAGAATACTTAGAAGTTTTAATCCATGAGTACCTTCACCATGAGTTCAAACACTGGGAGGAGGAGTATGTTAAAGAGTATGGTATAAAAATCTCTGAGTTCTTGTGGGAAATGGGTTATAGAAAAGTAAATTTGGAATAGTATGCTTAGAGTCATCCTACCAATAGTTGTTGATACCGATGAAAAAAAGATCGCGGATCTGGTTGGCTCTACGCCAGAAAGGTTTGAATGCGAGCCTGCGGTCTTTTATTCTATAGACAACGTAAGACCATACATGAATTTCAAGAATCTTTGCATGATAAGTTCGGGTGGAGATGACTTCATAGTTGGAATGTCGATGGAAGAGGTGGATGAGATCATCATGAGTGACGTAAGTTTCATGTTTAGCGCAAACTAATGGGACTGCATGGACAAGAACCGGCCCCCATGCCTACCCAATCTGGACCGCCCCCCGGACATAAGTACGAAGAATGCACTGTGTGCCAGAAGGTTACACTGTTTGCTCCTCGCCCAGACTGGTGGATGTGCGTTAAGTGCGGAAATTTATACAAAAAATCATAATTTACTTGCATACTGACACGCGTGTATTATATTTGCATCATAAACAAACGAAATGAACGATCTAGAAAGAAAAAGACGACTGATTGTGACCGCCTTGGGCGCACAACAGATCTACGCACAGTGTCATGATGAGTGTGTAGACATGAAATTCTTCAAGCATGACCTGAAGATGCACTCCAAAAACCTTATTACCAAGCTAGAGCGTGAGCTTATGCCCATCTTCGGGGTTCTTGGCAATGTAGACGGCGGGGAATCGTATCTAAAGGCCATAGAATTGATGGAAATCACGCTTCAGAACTTGGCTGTATTGCCGGTTGAGTATTGGGCGCTAGTAAACAACGGGATTTTGGACATACAAAGACAAATCGATGAAAAAAACCAAGCAAGCACTGAAGGAACACCTGATGCAGAAGCTAACGGAGTGGAGACCACAGATGGATCAGGACATCATCAGGACGGCGGTGAACGTCAACCTGAACAGGCTGAAGTCAATGAAGATGGAGGACGTGGAGAATCTATACATTAAGTGTAAAAATGACCTTTTGCCCTTCACCAATCCCAGTTACGACTCCCCTTGGAGACGGATACATCCTCTACATAACTCCAGGGGGGATGCTGGAGAATGATGAGATAACGGTCGTGCTGTCGAAAGGCGGCGAAATCAAGCACTTTACAAGCGATCAGGTGCGTGTGTGGAAAAACTCAACCTACGGAATACATGAATAACTACGTAATAACGGTGTGGGATGGCGATAAGATCGTCCATAACGCAAAATCAAGGGCCAAGAGTCCTGAATCGGCCAAATCCAAGGCGCTGAACGACTGCTTCAAGCTCGATAAAATGATGGGAACTGAACATAAATGGTTAAGCTACAGATGGGACATACAAGCGACAATAAGCCGATAAAATACGTATCTGACCTACTCAACGAGGTGATCGTAGACATGATTTTGCGTGAAAAGAAGGGTTTTTCACAGTATAATCACACAATGGACCGCACGGACCTGACCAAAGAGGAGTGGATCCAACACGCATACGAGGAGGCGCTTGACCTTGCGCTGTATCTCAAGAAGATTATGGGGACAAATCGTCCCTAGGTAGAAAAATGTTAGTCAGGTGGCAGAAATGAGTAATTGCAAGTGTTCTTCAAACGGCAAGTGTACATAGCCTACCTTTTTACAGGTTCGAGTCCTGTCCTGACTACGGAGAAATGGTAATCTTCCTATATGGCATCCAGTCCGTTAAACTGGAGAACTTACCTGACAGCTGGAAAGACAGCAAACAACCAGATGGCGGAATTGTCATGGCGCTGGGATAAAAACTGGGGCCGCAGACATTGGTAGACGCAACGACAAGTGTCAAAATGGGGCAATATTAATAGGGGTCCAAGTATATGACATACAGGTTCAAATCCTGTTCTGGTTGCCAAGTTAACCCACTAAGACAAGAAACGGGTGACGGCTCGGAAAGACGAGCAATATGGAGTGATAGCATAGTGGTATGCGTTGGGGTGAAATCCCAAAGAGTTAGGTTCGACTCCTGGTCTCTCCACAACATAGTCAGGTGGCGAAATGGCTAAGCGCTAAACAAAATATTGTGATAAATGCAGATTCGAATTCTGCCCTGACTACAAAACAAATGAATATGAGAGATAAAACAGTTTACACAATCCTAGCCTACGAGCCGGGGACAGAGGTATATGCAATCTCGCGTTGGCACGACAACGGGGATCCAACCGATCACATTGCAATTTACAAGGCCCGTGTAGCCTCTTGGCACTACGACACCGATGACAAGGACGTAGTTTATTGGCTGGAAAGCATGGACGGCAAGGAGTGGGGGGATTCTGTTGAGGGCCAGTACGTGTCACAGTCGTTTGAAGATTTACTGTTTGACGTTAAAAAACTTTGGAAGCATGAATAAGAAATACAACTTCCGCAGGGATCTGGAACACCTCATCCCGTATTTAGTCATGATCACCGTTGGCGTAGCAATGTTTTATATTATCTGGGTATGTGCAAATCTGATGTAAGACGCGGTATGAGAAAGATCCGGTGGGAACTCAACAAGCCCCACTGGTATACCGTAGTCGTCTACTACTTAATCCTAACAATCCTTTACTTTATATTCGTATGGAGACTTACATTATCCTAGGACTCGCAGCACTCATCCTGTACGTAGGTGTTTACGCCCTGGTGCGTATAATAGAAAAAACCGACCATTTCTGATCGGCTTTAACCGTAACTATAACGGGCCGTCTACACAACCCGTGCATCTTTAGCAGTCCCACTTACGGAGAGCCAACGCCTTCCTTGTGGGCTTGCCATTTGGTTTCTTCATGGGACCAGGCATGCCACCCATTCTAGCACAGAAGGACTTCCTCCGGGCAGCTGCCTTGGGAGACTTCTTTGCTTGTTTGGCCGATACCGGTGGCTTCAATGTGCCTCCTGTTTCGCGTTTGTACGCAGCGCGACCCTTGGCATTCAATCCGCCTGTTTTTGATTTTCCTTCTGATCTCTGCCAGGCAGGAGTTTTATGAGCAGCCATTGTGTTTTTTGCTTATAGATTTACAAAGATTTAAAAACTCAGACATAGAAAGATTATTTTTTGCCACATTTGCTGATCTGCACACTAGCTGTACATTCCCTTTAAAATAGCCAATAGATGAATCGATTCTGTCTAAACTACAATTTGTATTTACAACGCCTTTTCCAAGCGTCATGGTTAAATCCCATCCAGTCAAAGCGCATTTTCCATTTTGTTTAAACCACAAATTTTCAAGCTCATCTAAAGATATAAAGTTTTCATTATTTTTCCTTTGAATAGCTTTTGATCTTAGGTATTGCAAAAAAGACCTTACGGATTTTGTCCTTTTAAACGCAGTGAATTGCATTTTTTCATCGCTCCACGTCATTTTGTGGTACGACGCCTGTTTTTTAGACACGCAGGGTTTACACCATGAGTTGTACTTTCTTTCACCAGAAACTTTATAGCCAGTCGTATAAAAATCAGACAAAGGAAATGCGCCTTCACATTTGGTGCATTTTTTTATCGACTTTTTATCGTCTACCCATGCTGGTGACTTTGCCATCCCTTATTTTTTTTTGGTTTTTTTTGCTGTCTTCTTTGACTGTGCAAATGCCTTTGCCGTTGGCGCACCCTTGCTACCAACCTTTCTCATCGTCTCGCCTGATCCAGCAGCAATGCGCTTCTTCTTGGCGTGAATTGCAGCGTACAATCCTTTTGGTTTTTTATTCATTTCCAACCTCCTACCATTAATTTAAGATTTCTGTCACCAAGGAACTTAGAAACATCTGAGCAAAGATCGTAAAAATCTTCAAAATCAAAGTCAGATTTCATTCTATTAATTGCTTGACAGACGAGTATTGTGTTTTCTTTGGTATATCCAATAGAACTGTCAATTCTCTCTATTGAAACCGTGTTTAATTTACCAGCCAAAAGCGTCATGTCCCTTCCAGAATAAGCGCATACACCGTATTGATCATTCCAAAAATCAACTATATCTTGCACGGATAAAGAGAATTCTTGATTTCTTTTCTTAGCACTATTCTTAGCGTTTCTCAAAAACACTCTAGCCCTTCCTTCTATTGTTGAATTCAACTTGCTTCTAGACGCTTGGTTCCCTCCTTTGCAACATGATTTACACCAACTATGATGACCATCAGATGTTTGCTTATGCTTAAAAAACAAAACCAAAGGCTTTTCTTGACCGCATTTAGAGCAGTTTTTCGAACCGGAGTTAATATCAACAACAATACAGCCTGCTTTTGCTTTCATCCCTGTCCTCTTGATGGTTTTGTTTTCTTGTCCATGGGAGACTTGCGCTTACACGCCTTGCCGTCTTTCCTTTTGCCAAAGGTAGTCTTTAATCCGTTTCCTAGTGCCTTTGCCATAACCTATTTTTTACAGCCACATTCGTGATCAACCTCAGCGTCCTTAAGAATCTTGGCCTCCATCTCCTCCTGGGCCTTTCTAGCCCTGTTCTTTACCAACATCTTAGCAGGACTGTACTTCCCGTACATGTTCGCCATAAAGTCCTCTGAAGCGTATCGCATAGCCTTTTTTTTACAAATATACACGGATGCACATAACAATCAAAAAAAATCATTGATCAACAAGGGTTGGGGTCACCCCCACCCAGCCGACCGCCACGACCCGTCCCCGAAGTCAAATCAGCAAAGGGGGTGGGGTCTAACTAGCTGACTATCAATCGGTTACCTGTCATCGGCTAACTACCTGTGTGTCAGGGATATAGATAGAAAGACAGGCCGTGGAACATCTGTGGAACAATGCGGGGCGCAGCGTTGTGTAAGGATACAACCACACGAGGCAGTTGTGATATAGTACAACCATGCAAGTTGTGCCGCGATACAACCAAACAAGTTGTGCCATCATACAACCGCGCAGTTGTGTTCCTGTGCAACCTGCCGACCTGCCGACCTGCCGACCGCACCCACCCAAATGCCTGTAAACTTGTCTCCGCTCGGTGGAGAAAGTAGACTAACCCACTGAGAATCAATCAGTTTGCATTAAAGCACCAACGTGTTAGTTTTCAGCACGTTACGGCCTGCCTGTCCTTGCATCCATGCAGACCTGCCAACAGCTAGAGACCGCCCGTAGAAACTGCCGCAAACCCGCGCCAACACTGCGATGCGTGCAAGGTTCGGAAATTTTGCTTGGGGCAACCCGACGTAGACTAGCCCAA